GAGCACACGCGTACGCCCCCGCTCGGCTTCGGCTGGGCGGGGGCGGTGTCGTGTCCGGGGTCAGCCCTGCGGCGGGTACTGGCCGCCGAAGTCGCCCTTGTACTTGGTGACGGTCTTGCGTCCGCGGCGGGCCATGAGGAACACCGGAATCCACAGGCCTGCGGTGCAGATCATCATGAAGATGTGTCCGGTCAGGGCGAAGGGGCCCATGGGGCGGCGGGTGACGATCTTGGGCACGGGGTCCTCCTGTGGCCGGTGGGCCACGAACCTACCGGGCGGGCGGCGCCGGGTGTTTCCGCTGTGGCTGACCTGTAACCAAACGGGTCAGGGCCTCGCTGCTGCGACAGCGTCGGTGTAGAGCTCCGTCGTCAGGTCGTCCTCGGTAATCCCGAGGTCAGCGAGTGCGGCCCGAACTACGACGAGCGCTGACGGAAGATCACCCTCGGCGGCAGCAGTCTCGACCTCGATGAACGTGGCGTCCAGCTCCGGCACTCGGACGAGCGTCGCGAGGAGGCGACGGCCGTCGCGATCGAAGGCGTAGTTCCTGCAGCGCTTCTCGAACTGGATACGAGGTGCGAATCCGAGTCCCCTGACGATCTCGTGGGCTGCGTCGGCGTCCTCAACCCTCGTCTCCGCTTCCGGCTTCGACCCGGAGGCCGCGTCGACCCGAGCGCCCTTGTAGGTGAGCACGGTACGGGTGTCGTCGGGGCTGTGCACGGTACGGATCCGCAGCTCGCGATCACCGTTCATCAGGCTGCCGTCGGGTGCGTCGTAGTAGGTGTCGCGGTAGACCTCGGCCCGGCCGGCGCCGTGCCGGTCCTCCAGCTGCTTGAGGACCGCCTCGGGGTCGCGAACAATCGCTTTGAGTTCCGCCTCGATCGCCATCGTGGTCCCTCCGTCAGATCACGCGCTCAGCGCCGTCAAGCAACGTCTCGAACTGCCTCCGCCAGCCCCGATACAGAGGCCCGCTGGGGGTGGGCAGCACCTTATACGTAGCCGACTCGTGCCCCTCCCAATCCGTGTCGAACGAGCCGACGTAGAGGGTGCGGTCGAGTCGGATCAGCCGCCACACAGGCACCGACGTATACCTGTACACCTCGACATGGCCCACCTCGGCCAGCTCCCGGAGCCGGGCCTCAGCGAGGAGAATCCCGCTGGCGAGGGACTCGGCCGATTCACCGATCTCGGCGGCCCGGCGCTCCGCCGCGGGCGAGTCCGGATCGAGGAGGAGCACACGGAGGCGCGGCGCCTGGTCGCCGTCCCGGTCGAGGTGCTGCCGCAGCAGCGAGTCCCGGAGAGCGAGGAGCCCGAGACCGCGTACGGCGAGGACGTCCAGCTCGGTTGCGGATCGGGCGGCTCGCTGCACCTCGGCGGTGGCCGAGGCCTGGTCGCTGTAGACGCGGATGATCTCGGGGAACGCGGCGAGGTCGAACGCGGCGCCGGCCGTCCGCTGGCCCTCGGCCCGGGGTGCGAGACCCAGCAGGCGGCGCGCGGAGTCGGGCAGGTGGAGGCCATCTGCGATGCGCTCGAAGACGTCAAGCCGCCTGACCTCGCGCCGTTTGTTGATGATCTCGTTCACGCGGCTCTGCGTCATACCGACCTGCACGGCAAGCCGGGCCTGACTCGCGCCGGTGTGGTGCTGAACGTACCTGAAGAGACGGGCGACGTCCCTGCGGCGGAGCGCGTCCCTCACCTCTTCGTTCTGCCATGCGAGATCCGGCAGTCTGATCGGCTCCAGCGCGGTGCCCACAGCCTCAACCTCCGCCTCCGACGATGCATCTCACGGTGAGATTACCGGCAGGGTATCGGGATTGAGGCTGAGTCAGTCGACGCTGGTGGTGTGAGCAATCTCGGTGAGGGGAGCGAGCCGGTCCCCGTCGGCTACGTCGTCGAGTACCGGCCGTTCGCTGGCGACGTCCGAGAGATCCGGGTGACTGGCGAGCAGTTGCACGGGCAGGCCTGCGTCATCGGCGCGGAGTGCGCGGGCGACGGCGAGCTGGTCGACTCGGGCCACGTGTACACGTCCACCAGCGATGGCCAGCCCGTGTACGGCTGGCCCGTGGTGGCCCACCGCAAATGTCTCGCGGGTCAGTCGTGACTGCCGTCGTGGCGTCGTGGCCGCCTCCGCCGGACAACATCATCGTCAAGTGCGACGTCAGTAAGGCCGGCCGGTACATCTCACCGGAGTGCCAGCTCGACGCGCACTGGGCATGCCCGGGCGGGATCCGCGACGAGGCCCTGGCCCCGGTCGTCGTCTGCCTCTGTCTCACCACAGGCTGCGCGTGCAGCCTCCACCTATCAGGAGGTGCCTGATGTCTCCGACCACGTTCCCGGTGGAGTTCCGGCCGATCAGTGGGCCGATCCGCCAGATCACGGTGACGTCCGAGCAGTGGCGCGGTGAGGTCTGCGCCGTAGGCAGGGGCTGCAGCGGCGAGCTGCGGGTAGTCGGTGATCTATGCAACAAGGCCGAGGCCCCCGGCAGCCCGAGATACCTCGGAGGCACCTATGCCCACCTGGACTGTCTGCGGCCTGTGGAACGCGAGCTGCCCAGCCTCTGCCTCCGCCGCCGACCGACCGTCACACCGACCTGGTGACCCTCGTAGGCGGGATCCCCACCCCGGTCGAGTACGGGCGTTGCGTGACGTGCTGGGGCTGGGGCTGGGGGCCGTGGGGCGAGGACCTCACGGCGAGCGTCGCCCTCGTAGTGCACTGCCTGCCGCGGCCCGCTCCGAACGGGCCTCCGGAGTGCGACCGGCGGGCCACGATGGTGACCCCGAGCAGCACGAGGAGGACGACGTGAGCGGCACAGTACCCCCGGACTCCCAGGGCCGGTGGCGCGGCCAGCGAGGCCGCGCTTCCCGAGGACCCACCCGGACGCCTCTGCACCCCCCAATGCCGCTGCCGGACGAGCTTCCGGCAGACAGCCAGCCCATCATCATCGAGGAGGACGAGGTGTCACCCCAGAAGGGATCATCCGGCGGGAGCGGCGGCATCGGCGGCCCCAAGTCGCCCCCGGCCGGCCCGAAGACCGACCCGCCGCCGAACCCGCCGCCGAGCGAGTAGGGGCTACGGCTCGCGGAACAGGCGCCATGACGGCTGGCCGAGGGCGGTGGCGATTCGGTACGCCTGATCGATGCTGATGGCGTGCACGCCGTTCTCGGCCCGGCTGATGGTGCGGTGGTCGACTCCGATCCGGTGGGACAGGTCGACCTGTGAGAGTCCTGCGGCTAAGCGCAGTTCTCGGATTCGGGCGCCCACGTCCCAGCGGTGCTGCTGAACCTGGTCGGCAAGATCATCGGTGGACACCCCTACACGCTTACGGGCCCCGACCTGCAATGTCTTTGCCATGCGTGGCAAATCTCGCGACAATCAGTCGCCCTCGACAGCTCCTTCGGAGCACAGGAGCGGGGCCGGAGGTTGCGTATCCCCCGGCTCCGTCAGACACCGCCTGGCGGTGTCCCGCCCCGGCGTCCTTGTGGCGCCGGGGCGGTTTTTCATTGGCCGAGATTCAGTTCTCACAGGCCGCGTTCAGCAGCTACGGTGGCACCAGAAAGCCCCCCGTCGAGTGTTGCGACGGGGGGCTTCCGCGTGCCCGGCCTGTGGTTGTCCTCCCCGGCCGGCCACGTCTACGCGAAGGGGGCGTATCCGGCCGCACAAGGCCGCCCCTACAGGTACGACTGTACGCGACGCACCTGACACTGGCGCAAGGGGTTGTTGAATCTTGTTTGGCTGGCCCTTGGCGGGGTTGTGGACTTTTTGCGGACTTCCAAGATCAAGAAAGGGCCCGAACGGCGGTTCCGTTCGAGCCCTTTTGCCTGGTCAAAGGCCTGAGCCCCCTGTCGGGTTCGAACCGACGACCCCCGCTTTACAAGAACAGCTGTCATTCAGTGGCTGCTTGAGAGAGGCTCAGAGAGGCCGGGAGCGCCGAGGCCAACGCTCCGGACCACCCAAAACCCCCACCCTCAGAGAGCCTGGGAGAGGCTCAGAGAGTGGGGGTTGTGGATTGGATGTGGACTCAGGACACCGCGCGGAGCTGCGGCTTTCCCCGCCCAACGAGCGCTTCCCGGACCGACTCCACAACCTCCGGGCCAGCGTGCTGGTACAGCCACGTGACCGAGGACCCGCGGTCGTGGCCCATGATCGCCTGGACGTCCTTCTCCGGGACGCCGGCGTCCTTGAGCCGGGTGGCGAAGCGGTGCCGGTAGTCGTGGGGCCGCGGCCACCACTCCATCCGCCCGGTCTCCTTGCTCAGCACTTTCCGGGCCACGCCCGCTTCCTGAATGGCCTTGATCCAGACGCGCCGGAAGTTGTGACGGCTCAGCACTCCGCGGCGCGGCCCCACGAAGACCAGCTCCTCGGAGTGCATGCCCGACTCGGGCCCGGTCCGTGCGGCCGACGGCGACCAGCGCTCGACCATCACCTCGACAGCCGCCAACGCCTCAGGAGTCAGCGGCACGGTTCGGAAGCCCGCGTTCGTCTTCGGCGCCTCCTGCCGGAACAGCTTCCCCTCCTCGTCCTCGGAGACCACCTCAACCACCCGGGCCGTCCCGGCGCCCCGGTCGACGTGGCACAGCCTCAGGCCGGTGTACTCGCCCCAGCGCATGCCGGTCTCGTCGGCGAAGGTAAGGAGCGGGTGGTAGTACGCGGGGATGTGCTCCAGGATCGCCGCGCACTGCTCGTCGGTCGGCGGCGCCAGGTCGTCAGGATGCTTCGCAGGCGGGGCCTCCAGCTCGACGCCGAAGGTGGGGTTGGTGGTGATGCGCTTGTCGAGGATCGCGGCCTGCATCATGCGGCGCATGAACTCCAGCACCTTCTTGCGGGTGTGGAAGCCCTTCACATCGTTTTGCAGCCACGCGTCGAACTCGATGAAGCCGATTCCGTTGATCTTCCAGTCGCCCCACTGTGGCTTGATGTGGGTTGCCCAGACGCCCTGCTTGCGGGCCCTGGTGGTCGGGCGCCCCTTCTTCTTCTGGGTCTCCCACCACTTGGCGTGCCACTCCGTGACGGTGATCTCGCCGCGCTTCGGGTCCAGGTAGGTGCCCTGCCGGACGCTCGTCCGGACCTCGTCGAGGAAGGCGAGAGCTTCCTTCTCCTTCTCGAAGTTGCGCGCCTTCTGCCGGCCGTCTGGGCCGCGGTACCGGGCCTGCCACGATCCGATGCAGTCCCGGCGCGGCTTCCGGTCGCCCGGGTACTCCTCCAGGCACGCCTTGCAGCCGCAGGCCTTGTTCCGGATCTGCCTCGGGTTGTTCTGAGCCCTACGAGGCACAGCGAGCCTCCTCGATCGTCCGCTGCACGGGGATGAACGACAGCCGCAGAGGCTGCCCACAGCAGCAGACTGCACCATCCACGGGCTGCGGGATGGCGAGTTCGGTCAAGACGGCCCTGACAGCAGTGATGGCCGCAGCGGCACCCAGGCCGGCCGGAATGGTGATGGTGAGGGTGGCCGGGTCCCAGGGCCTGAGGGTGACCACTGGGGCCGTGCTTCTGCGGACGGTGATACACATGCGCGTCTCCCCCTTGGGGCATGGTGAGGTGCCATGGGCCGCTGGGGGAGGACGGGTCAGCGGTGTACGTGGTGCTGTGCTTGAGCACCCGAACATAGCGCGCATGAGGGGGATTGCGCGAGCATTATGGGGGCGCGCGCGCACTGAGTGACGCGCCGCCTGCGGCATATGCCAGCTACACCTGCGGGTCGTCGGCAGCGAGTGCCATCAGCTGTCGCTCGACGATGCGCTGCTCCTCGGCGGTGAGCCGACGGTACAGCTCGAGGATCCGTTCCTCGGCGTCCGGGGTGAGGGGGCCGGGGGTGCGGCGGTTGGCCGCGGCGAAGACCCGCTCCCGCGGTTCGCCGAGGGCGTCGGCGATCTTGTCGCACGACTTGCGCGAGGGGATCCGCGATCCGTTGGCCCAGGTGTTCACGGCGGAGACGGACACGCCGGCGCGGCGCGCGATCTCGGTCTGAGTCAGTTCCGGACGGGTGTCCTGGACTCTCCGGATCAGCTACGCGAGCGTCTCGCCGCCCTCGTCAACCGTGGTCATGACGCAAGCATGCCGGACGGCCTTCCACATATACAAGCGGAACGTGGAAGGCTGGCGCGATTCCAGCCCTACCCAAACGCGCGTTCGATTAACCGCCCACGCGCCAAACTCTCCGACCCTCTTCCACCCTCTTGACCGCTTTCTACTTCCACTGTAGAAATGTGGATGTCGGCAGCGACCAGCCGCCGACGAGGAAACGAGGTCCCCATGTCCCGCCTGAACCGCAAGGGCAACGGCCGGCCGCTCCGCGAGGCGATGGCCTCGGCAGAGATGTCGATCCCGCAGCTCGCTGCGGCCACCAAGGCCGTGGACCCGGACGGCCGGGGCGTGAGCCGCTCCATCATCGGCGCCCTCGTCTCGCGGGGCAGTTTCACGCGGGACCGGTGCCGACTGAGAACGGCATGGCCCATCGCCACCGCCCTTGACCAGCCGCTCCAGAGCCTGTTTGACATGCCTGGAGCTTCCACTTCCACAAAGGAAAGGTCAATAGCCGGATGAGCACCATCACCGCGCTGCCGGCCCCGCTGCTCCAGCAGCAGCAGGTCCAGGCGCACTACGGCGTCAGCGACTGGACCGTCAACCAGTGGGTCCGCAAGGGCTGCCCGGTCGTGCGGCTGCCGAACGGCCACCGCCGCTTCGACCTCGCCGAGGTCAAGGCCTGGATGGCCGAGCAGTCCGCCACCGGCCGCGAGCAGCGCCGCCGCCAGTCCGAGCACGCGCTCTCGCAGCGCTCGGCCTGACCCCAGACATGAATCGGCCGCCCCGGATGCGACCCAGGACGGCCCGGCCCACCGATCAACACCCGACACACGGAAGGAGGTAGGCCACATGAAGCCTACCCCGCACCACCCCGCGCAGTTGAGCCCCGCGCTCGCCCTCGCGCAGCTGCTCGCCGAGAACCCCACGCTGCCCGCCCTGTACTGGGACATCCGGCCCGACGGTGAGCTGAACGGGCACCTCTGGGCCGACGACACCCGGGCCACGCAGGCCGCTTACCGGCAGGCGCTCGGCATCGACCGGGTGCTGACGATCGGATACAGCGTCAAGGGCGTGGCGATGCTCGGCACCGCGATGTCCGTCACCTGGCGGGACGTTCACGTGCACCTGTCGTTCCGGTCGCTGGCGTCGGTGTACCTCGCCGAGGGGGTGGCGGCGTGATCTGGCTCCTGCTCGTCTGCGTCGCCTGGACCGGCGCCGGCCTGTACCTGACCCGCGAGGAACTCGCGGACGTGATCCGCACCGCGCTGAGGGGCGGTGCCCGGTGAACACCCCCACGACCCCCGTCGCCCGACGGGCGGCCATCCTCATCGCCAACACCACCGGCAGCCCCGAGGAGATCGCCGCCGCCCTCGACGCGGCCGGGATGCTCCAGCGGCCGGCCGAGCGGATCAACGGCCCGTACCCGCTGTGGGTCCGCCCGACCGGGCTGGGCATCGCGGTGGACGCCCACCCGCTGGTGTCCGCGCTGATGCGCGGTCTCGCGGCGGAGATGGCCGAGGACCCCGAGGGCGTCACGGCCGAGCTGATCGAGATCGCCGAGGCGTCGGGCCCGGAGCAGGACTCCATGGTCGAGCAGCTGTTGGACCGCTTGGGCGGGACGGACGCGCGGTACGCGGCGGCGGACGCCCGGCGGCTGGTCGAGGCGCTGCTGTCCATCCTCGGCCCGGCGATCCCGGACCAGCAGAACAGGAGGGCCTCCTGATGCCGTGGATCTCCCGCCGCGCGCTGGCCGAGACGGCCGCCGCTATGGACCGACTTCGCGACCACGTCCGCCAGTTGGAGGCGGACATGCGCGAGCAGGGGCACGCAAACGGGCGCCTCGCCGCCCGGGCCGTTGCCGCCGAGGCCGCGAACGATGGCGCGATCGCCGCCGTTCGGGCCGCGCACCGGGGCCAGCACGACGAGAACGCGCGGCTCCGCGCGGTGATCGACCAGCGCAACGCCACCATCCGCTCGCTCAACCGCCAGCTGGCCGCGCTCTTGAAGGAAGGCACCACCACGTGACCATCACCGTGCCGGCCGGGGCTTCGGCCCCGGCCGCCGGGCGGCGCCGGAAGACCACCCCGCAGCCCACCGGGCCGGACCGCATCCCGCGGCCGTCCGCCGGCTGGTACCGGGACAAGGTCACCGGCGCGAAGTACCGGCGCGTCACCACCATCCTCAACCTCGGCTCCACCAAGGGCGATGTCCTCTCCCGCTGGGCTGCCGGGGTCGTCGCGGACTGCGCGTTCGACAACCTTCCCGCGCTCGTGGCCGCCTCGCTCCACCCGAACGAGCGTGCCGAGAAGCGCGAGTGGCTGTCCCGGGCCGCGCTGCGCAAGCGCGACGAGCGGGCCGAGGTCGGCTCGGCGGTGCACCGCATCATCGAGGCACACGTCCTCGGCCAGCCGGTCCCGGCCGAGCTGGTCGAGGACCCGGAACTCGCACCGTTCCTGCGGCACTTCCTCGCGTTCGTGCGGGACTGGCAGGTCACGTTCGAGGCATCCGAGATGGTCGTCGGCAGCCCCGAGTTCGGGTACGCCGGCACCCTCGACTACATCCTCCGGTCCCCGCTGATCGCCGCCCAACTCGGCATCCCCGCCAGCCTCGCACTGATCGGCGACACCAAGACCGGCGGGGAACTGGACGTCAAGGGCGTCTACCCCGAGGCCGCGCTGCAGATGGCCGCGTACCGGCGCGCCGAGATCGCGTGGATGCGGGACGGCAGCACGGTCCCCATGCCCGCGGTGCACACCACCGGCGTCGTGCTGCACCTGCGCCCGGAGGGCTACCGGCTGATCCCCGTCGTCTGCGACGACCAGGTGTTCGCCGCGTTCCGCATCACCCAGCAGGCCGCCGAGTGGGGGTCCGGCCTGTCCAAGACCGTCGTCGGCGAGGCCCTGAGTCTGCCGACCAGCACCGAGAAGAGGGCCGCCTGATGCCCATCCTGGACCTCCAGCGCCGCATGCGGCAGCTCGGCGAGATCCGCATCGGCCACGCCGTCGACACCGGCCGCGTGACCAAGTACGGCAAGAAGATCGTCCGCCCGGTGAAGCTCGACGCGTTCCGCTTCACCTCCCCGTCCCGCCCGATCCTGGAGCAGGTGGCCGCCCTGTACGGCGGGACCGTGCAGCCGTGGACCCCGGCCAACGGCGGCCCCAGCGAGTTTGAGGTGTTCTCCACCGCAGACCGACTGCCGGTGCTCGTCCCGCCGCGCGACGCCGTCTCGCAGTGGTACGAGCTGTACCAGGGCAGCAAGTGCGTGCGCCGCTGCGACGGACAGACCGAGCAGAAGTCCGACCGGCCGTGCATGTGCGACCCCGTCAAGCGAGACTGCTCGATCACCACGCGCGTCAACGTGATGCTGCGCGACTTGCCCGCGTTGGGGCAGTGGCTGCTCGTCTCCAAGGGCTACCACGCCGCCGTGGAACTTCCGCCGGCCGCCGAGCTGCTGGCCCAGGTCGGCGGGTACGTGGCGGGTTGGCTCGGTATGGAGGCGAAGACCGCCGTCAACGAGGACGGGACACACCACTTCATGGTGCCGACGCTCGACGTCGAGATCACCCCGACCGAGCTGATGTCCGGCCAGATCCGCGGGGTGCCCGCCGAGGTCACCACGGGAGGCCCCGAGCGGGCCGCGATCGAGGCCGCGCCGGTGCCGGACTACCTGGCGCTGGCGAAGCTCTCGCGGGACGCCGGTGCGGTCCGGGACATCTGGAAGACCGCGAACAGCAAGGGCCACATGACCCCGGAGCTGTCGGCCGCACTCAAGGCCCTTGCGGACCGCTTCACCCCCGCCGCGGCCGACACGGCCGAGGCCGAGGAGGTCATCGAGCCGGAGATCGTCGACGACGGCGACCCCACCGAGGTGTGGTTCCAGATCATGGCCGCCGCCGGTGGTCGAGGCTGGACCACCGACGCGACCGAGCAGGCATTCGCCGAGCGCAACAGCGGAACGCTGCCGGGGTCGGCGTCCGCCGGTGAACTGCAGGCGTTCCTGGTGTGGCTCAAGGGCGGTGCCCGATGAGCTGGCACACCGGCCGCCTGTGCGCCTTCGACACCGAGACCACCGGCGTCGACGTCGAGTCCGACCGCATCGTCACCGCCGCCGTGCTCCTGGTCGGCGGCGGCCAGCCCACCGAGACGCACACCTGGCTCGCCGACCCCGGGATCGACATCCCCGAGGCCGCGAGCGCGGTGCACGGCGTCACCAGCGAACGCGCCCGCGCCGAGGGACGCCCCGCGCCGATGGTGGTGTCCGAGGTGGCCGCGCTGTTGGCCGACCAGATCGTCACCGGCGTGCCGGTCGTCGCGATGAACGCCCGGTTCGACGTCACCATCCTCGATCGGGAGTTGGCTCGGCACGGGCTGCCGTCGCTGGCCGAGCAGGCCGGGGCCGAGCCGCTCGTCCTGGACCCGCTGGTCATGGACAAGCGCGCCGAGAAGTACCGGCGCGGTGGCCGGAAGCTGGTCGACCTCGCCCGGCACTACGGCGTACAGCTTGGCGACGACGCGCACGACGCCGGGGCCGACGCCCTCGCCGCTGCCCGCATCGTGTACAAGATCGCCGCCCGGTACCCCGCCGTGCAGGAGACCGAGCTGGACGAGCTGCACGCCATGCAGGCGCACTGGGCCCGCGAGCAGGCCATCGACCTGCAGGAGTACCTGCGCCGCAAGGACCCGGCCGCCACGGTCGAGGCCGCGTGGCCGCTCATTCCCCGCCCCCGGGCCGGTGCCTGATGACCGCCCAACTCGCCCTCCCCATGCCCGCCACCGCCCCCGTCCCGGCTCCGGCCGGGGCGGCGGCCTCCGGCCCGACACCGCTCGTCATCGGCCTGGACGTCTCCCTGTCCTGCACCGGCGTGGCCGGCCGCGGCTGGGCCGAGGCGATCCGGTCCGGGGCCCGCCTCGGACACGAACGCCTCGCCTTCCAGCTCGACGCGATGCGCTCCTACTACCGCAACGCCGAACTGGTCGTCATCGAAGGCGCCGCGTTCTCCCGCGCGCTGCAGCGCGGGCACGACGAACTCGCCGCAATCCGGTGGATGGCCCGCCACGACCTGTGGAAGCGCGGCATCCCGTACGCCGTCGTCCCGCCCGACAACCGCACCATCTACGCCACCGGCCGGGCCCGCTGGACCGGCGAGACCCCCGCACAGGTCAAGGGCCGCGTCCGAGACGCCGTCCTCCAGCGCTACGGCGTCAACTGCACCGGTCCCGGCCGCTACGACCAGGCCGACGCGTCGATCCTCGCCGAAATGGGTCTCGCCTACCTCGGCCACCCCGGCGCCGTCCTTCCCCCCACCCACACCCGCGCGCTGGCCGGCGTCGACTGGCCGGAGAGGAGCGACACGTGATCCCCGCCATCGAGCAGCAGCTGCCCTGCCGGACCGCGCCCGAGTTGTTCCACGCCCCCGACGGCCGCGAACCGGCGAACGCCGCCCTGGCCAGGGTCAACGCGGCCAAGGCCCTGTGCACCACCTGCCCGGTCATCTCGGCCTGCCGCGACCTCGGCCGCAGGCTCCACGAGACCGGGGTGTGGGGCGGCGAGACCGACGAGGAACGCACCGGCGCCGGGTACAAGCCAGCCCCGAAGGCCTACTTCGACACCACGTACCCGGACTGCGGTTCCCCGGCCGCCGCCAAGCGCCACCGCCGCAAAGGCGCCGACCCGTGCCCCGCGTGCCGGGCCGCAGAAGCCAAGTACCACCGCGAGCGCAAGCACCGCCAGCCGCCGACCTGCGGCACCCGGCCCGGCTACCAGCGCCACCGTCGCAGGGGCGAGACCCCGTGCGAGGCATGCCGGATCGCCAACTCGCAGGCCGACCGGCGCCTGCGACAGACCGGCAGCACCATCGCGGCGTGACCACCGCCACCGGCTGGGTCGGGGGCCTCACCATCCGGTGCGGCCCCGGCACCCCCACCGCCGACTACCTGTGCACCGCCTGCTGGCACCACATCCGCATCGTCGGCCGCGACCACGTCAAGTACGGCGCCCGAGACCTACCCATCACCCACCGGGCCACCTGCCCGGCCACCCCGAAGGAGAACCCGCAGTGACCGACATCAAGTTCGACTCCAAGGTCATCGCCGACGTCGCCGCCGCCCTCGCGCCGCACGCCGACGCCATGTTCAAGATGCGCGGCGGCCGGTGGATGGCCGTGATCGAGCTGGCTCACGCCGAGCGCACCGAGCCCGGCCCCGAGGAGGACAAGGACCCGTCCGTCAAGGTCCGCGTCGTCGGCATCGAGGTCGCCGCCGACGAGTTCACGGACGAGCGACTCCGGCAGGCCCAGCAGGACATGTACCGGCACCGCACCTCCAAGGGCACCCTCGACGAGGACGCGTACACCTACCGGGCCGACAACATCCTGCGCAACGGCGTCGGGCTCCACACCGACGCGGCGTGATGAGCGGGTCCCGCACCGCGACGTGCACCCACTGCCCGCGGTGCGGGGCCACCATCCTCGCCACCCCCGACGGACGGCAGCTGGAGCCCGAGCCTCACCCCCTCGCGATCCATCTGCCCGACGGCGGCCAGCTCGACGCCGCACAGGCCCTGCCGATCCTCCTCGGCCACCAGCCACCGCGCGCACACCACCCGCACCGCCCCGGCCCCTACGGCTGCACCCCGCCCCCACCGGCCGAGCAGCCGACCCTCTTCTAGGAGCACCGTGAGCAACGTCCACCCCTTCCCGGCACCGCCCGAGGACGAAGGCGACTACATCGACCGCCCCGTCCCCGAGGCTCAGGCCGCTGAGATGGCCGTGCTTTCCGCGTGCATGAACAACCGCGAAAACGTCGCCCGCGCCAACTTCCTCCGCTCCAGCGACTTCTACCGGCCCGCCCACGAACTGATCTGGAACACCCTCCAGCAGCAATACCGCACGGACGGCCCCACCGACCCCATCGCCCTGCACCACGAGATCACCAAGCTCGGCCAGGCTCACCGCGTCGACGGCGGCGCCTACCTCTTCACCGTCGCCAACACCATCGTCGGCGGCACCGTCGAGTACTACGCCGACATCGTCGCCGAGCAGGCCGCCCTCCGCCGAGCCGACGCCCTCGCCGTCCGCATCAAAACCGCCATCGCAAGCGGCGCCCGCCCCGACCAGATCACCGCCATCCTCGCCGAGCACACCAGCACGGAGGAGAAGCGATCCGCCGAGGCCACCGGCGCCGGACCCACCCACCTCCTCGCGTCCGCCCTCGACTGGGACGTCCTGTTCGGCACCAACTACGGCAACGTCCAGCTCCTGCCCGGGCAACTCCTCGCCCCCGGCCAGCAGGCCGCCCTGGTCGGCGACGGCAAGGCAGGAAAGAGCCTCTTCGCGCAGGAGTGGGCATGGCGCATGGCCACCGGCCGGCCGTTCCTCGGCGACCGCCCCCAACGGCCGATCCGCGTCACCTACGTCGACGCCGAGAACGGACACCCCGAACTGCAGCAGCGCCTGCGCTCGTTCGGCGCCGGGCCCGACGACATGGGTGCCATCACCTACCTGTCGTTCCCCCCGGTCCGTCCGCTCGACACCCCGGCCGGCGGACAAGACCTCCTCGCGATCGCCACCGCCACCCGCGCCGAGGTCGTGTTCATCGACACCATCAGCCGCTTCATCACGGGCGTCGAGAACGACGCGGACACCTGGCTGGGCCTCTACCGGCACACCCTCATGCCACTGAAGGCGGCCGGCATCGCCTCGATCCGCCTCGACCACATGGGTAAGGACGGCGAGCGCGGCGCCCGCGGCTCGTCCGCCAAAACGCAAGACGTCGACCACGTATGGACCCTCGCCGCGCAAGGCGGCGGGATCCTCTCCCTCAAGCGCACCCACTCGCGGACGGGCATCGGCCCGGGCGAGTTCACCGTCCTGCGGCACTCGAAGCAGGTCGGCGGGGACTGGGTGTTCGGCGCGACCCGCCACGAGCTGATGACGTTCGCCGACCGGGCCGCGCTGGTCGAGGGCAGCCCCGAGTGGATCGCCGAGCAGCTCGACCGGGCCAACGTCCCCGCGCACTGGGGACGGGATCGACTGAAGAGCGAGTGCAGCCGCCTCGGGATCCCCGCCGCCACCTCGAAGCTGGAGGCCGTGGTCAAGATCCGCAAGACGCGCGAAAACCTGCCCTCGGACCTGCCCTCCCCTTCTCAACCTGCCCTCGACCTACCTGCCCCCGCACCTGCCCCCGACGACACCATTTCCGCAGGTCAGACCTGCCCCGGGCAGGTTTCAAACACACCAGGGCAGCCCGCACCCGACCTGCCTGCCCTCTCTCCCTCTCTAAAGAGAGGGCAGGTAGGGCAGGAACCGGCGCCGGACACGCCTCTCTGCACCGACTGCGGCCACCCCCTCCACCCCGACCGAGCCGCCCGCGGCTACGACACCCACGTCCTCTGCGACACCACCGAGGAGACCACCCCATGACCCCGCCCAACACCACACACACCCCCGGCCGCACCGAACTCCCCGCTGGAGAACTGGACTGGATCCTCGACCAGAACGGCCCCATCACCCTCACCACCGGCCACCACAACCACACCTACAGCCCCAGCCTCCACGCCACCGCCCCCGGCCAGCCCAAGCGCGTCGCCCGCGCCACCGGCAGCACCTGGCACCACACCATCCCCGCCACCGACCTCCCCGCCCTCCGCACCTGGCTCGCACGCCTCGACCCGGCCGCCCCCGTCCGCATCGGCACCGCGACCCTCGCCGACGGCACCGGCACCCTCCTCACCCTCCGCGCCGGCGCACAGGCCATACGCCTCCACCAGACCCCCAACCCAGCCACCACCGAGGAGACCACCCGAATGAGCACCCAGCCCCAGCCCGCCCAGCCCCTCGACCTCGACGCCATCCAGGCCCGCCTCGACGCCGCCACGCCGGGCCCTTGGTGGGCCGACGACGACCACAGCATCGTCGCCGGACGCCCGCCAGCAGGCTCCCTGGTCGGCGAGGCCTATGGGTTCGCACCTGGCCACCGCCCCAAAGCCAACGCCCAGTTCATCGCTGCCGCCCGCACCGACGTTGAGCAGCTGCTCGCCCGGGTCCGGGAACTGGAGGCCGAGCGCGACCGGTACCGCGGCGCCTGGCAGTCCGCCCGCTTCCGGGCTGAGGCCTACGGCGAGGGCATCCTGCAGCACTGCAAGGACCGCGACTTCCTGCTCTCCATGCTTCGCGCGGCCCAGCCCGCCCCCAGCGGCCCGCAGACGGCCGCCTGACGGCCGAACAGCACCGCACCGGACCACGACCCGCCCGAGCGCCCGAACAGGCGTCCACAGGCCCACCCCGGGCGGCGGGCACCCACCGGCCGCCCACCACACACACCCACCACGGAGACCCGCATGGCCACCGAGACCAACCCCGCCCACCTCGTGATCCTCGCCGAACACACGCTCACTGCCGCCCAAGCCGCCACGAGCATCCTCGCCACCAGCCCCGGCCTCCCCGTCGAACGACTCCACGCCGAGGGCATCGACGGCCAGGGAAACATCGGCCCGCTGCTGGAGATCCAGGTCGGCGACAACCCCGACGCCGTCACTGCCTGGGCCAACTCCACCGGCACCAGCGTCGAGCAGACGCCGTTCCTCGGCCGCACCCAGCACCGCGCCACTGCCCGCATTGCTGGCATCACCGTCATGGTCACCGCCTACGAGGACGCCGACGACGAGTACTGGGCCAGCTGAGCCCACCGGCCGCCCACCACACCCACCACGGAGACCCGCATGGACACCGCGCCCAGCAGCCCCATCCTCGACACCCACCAGTTCGCGTGGGACCCGCCCGGCATCTCCGCCGTCGAACGCTGGACCTGCACCCACTGCGGCCACGCCGTCCTCGACAACCGCGGCTACGTGTACGGCGGAGCCACCACCACGCCGTGCGCCGCCGGGGGCGACCAGTGACCGACACCCCGCCGCCCAGCCTCCGCGACCGCATCGAGGCCGCCCTCCGCGCCGCCGCACACGACTGCCCCGACGACTGCGGCCTCACCGAGACCGACTGCTACGAGCAGCACCCCATCCAGGTGTCCGTCCTCCACCACGGCGTCATCGCAGGCGTCTACGGCTACATCGACGCCATCGCCGCCGCCGTGCTCGCGATCGTGCAGCCCGAACTGGACGCCCGCGACGCCGAGATCGACCGGCTCCGCATCGCCGCCCAGTCCGCCGCCGTTCTGCTCCGCTCCGCCGCCGACAAGATCGACGGCCAGTGGAACGGGATCACCGGCATCGAGCACGGCACCCTGCGGCACGCCGCCACCGCCCTCGACGACATCCACACGAGCAGCTGACACCCGCTGACGCCCGTCACCGCCGCCCGTCCGCGGGCGGCCCCGACCCCGAGGAGTACCTATGGCCACCTGGACCCGCCGCGTGACCACCATCCGCCGCACCGAGTTCGTCCTCCCTGTACCCGCCGTCCACGCCGATCTGCACCAGGCACTCACCGCCGCCCGGCGGCACTTCCTCAAGGCCCACGGCCTGACCGACGCGCACGTGGTCACCGAGGACGCACTCACCATCAACGTCACTGACCAGGCCGTCGTCATCTCCTACGACATCGACGCCGACCAGCCGACCGCGCCTCGGGTGGCCCTCGACCAGGACGGCGGCCAGCAGTGAGCCTCATCGTCCTCGCCATCTGCGGCCCCGGATCCCTCGTCGGCATCCTCTGGCTCGGCGCCATCCGAGGCGAGCAGGCCGAAGCCGAGCGAGACGCCGCCGAACAGCGCCACTTCGACACCGAGTTCGCCCGCATCGTCGACACCTGGGAGCACCAGCCGTGACCCACCGCACGCCCACCCACATGCCGCTCACCCCCACCGAACGCGAGCGTCTCGACTACCTCGTCCGCCGCGCAGCCCGCCACCTCGGCGTCGGCGAGGAGGCCCTGCTGCTGCGGCTCTGGGACCACGACCAGGCCGACCGCGCCCAGGAACGGCGCAGCGCCGGAGGCCTGCGCGCCGCCCTCGACCGGCTCAACCACCGCACCCCCGACGACGCCCGCTGACACCCGTCACCCACCGAGGAGGCCCGCCCCCATGCAGCTGCCCACGTTCGTCCCCCGCACCGAGGCCGGCCTCCTCCCCTGCGCCGGCCAGCCCGAGCTGTACGACCACCCCGACACCCTCGGCCAGGCCGCCGAACTCTGCGCCCGCTGCCCCGTCCGGCAGGCCTGCGACACCTGGGCCGTCGAACACGCCGAGTGGGGTACCTGGGCCGGGCGCACCGACGACGACCGCGGCACCCCCCGGGACGAACTGCCCGACCTGCCCCGCCTGCCCGTCGCCCCGAGGCCGCCCTGCGGGACCGAGGAAGCCCGTCGCCGCCACATCGGCAACCAGGAACAGTGCGCCGCCTGTGACCAGGCGTACGCCGACCGCATCCGGGACGGCCGCCTCGCCGCCCTCGACGCCCAGCACCAGCGGCCCGACGGCCCGACCCGGCGCGGCTACCGCCTGCACATGCTCCTCGGCATTCCGTCCTGCGGGCCCTGCCGTGCCGCGCACGCCGCCGACGTCCGCAGCTACCGGACGGGGCAGGTACTCGCAGCGTGAACACCCGCCATTTACGGGCGTGTTGACGCCCGTCATCGGTAGACTGACCAGCAACAACAGAACGGGCCAGGCACGGGGATCGCAGCCCCGGCCCGGCCCATGACCACAGGAGCATGCACTCCCATGGCCATCACCCAGCCTACCGGCGCCCCCGCGCCCTGGTACGCCCGCACCGCCACCACCGCCGGACGCCCCATCGTCCTCGGCATCGCCCTCGCCATGTGCGCCCCAGGTGAGTACCACCTCGCCCGACTCGCAGGCTGGTCCGACCCCTGGGCCTACGGCATGCCGGCCACCCTGTCCGCCTACGCGGGCATCGCCGCCGTCGTCGCCGCCTCCAGGCCGAAGGGCGCCCGCGGTCGCTTCTCCGCGATCGTCGGCGCCACCGTCGCCATCCTGCTGGCGCTGGCCGCACAGATCGGCGCACACCTGATCGACAAGGGCCACATGGTCGGCAACCAGGCCTGGCTGGTCGGGATCATCAGCGCGGTACCTCCGGCGGTGGTCGGGCACCTCCTACACCTGGCCACCACCCCTGCCGCCGGCGGCCGGCCGACCGCCCCGGTCCCGCCCACCGAGCGGCAGCCCGTCCCCGTCGAGACCCCGCTGACGGCCGTCACCGCCCCGTCGCTGCCGCCCCGCCCCACAGAGCCGCCCGCCCTGCCGCCCCTCGCCTACACCGACCCGAGGTGCAGCGTGATCCGCCCCCTCTACAACGGCGGCCACCGACCCGGCACCGCCACCATGCGCGCCGCCCTCACCGCCGCCGGCCACCTCGGCCCCGACGGTCGGCCGCTCTCCGATGCCACCATCCGGGGCACCCTGCGCGCCGAGGTCGAGCGGCTGGAACCGGTGCTTGCCACCTACCCGGCCGAGCCGCCGCAGCTCCGCACCGTCGCCTGACGGTAGCCAGGCTGCCTGATCACAGAACCTCCCTACCCTCCCGGGCAGGGAGGTTCTGCCATGCCGCACCAGCGCGCCGACATCACCAAGGCCCGGTTCGCCGCGTCCGACGCAGTCGAGATGCGCCGCACCGGCATGACCTACCAGCAGATCGGCGACGCCCTCGGCGTCAACCGCAAGACCGCATGGACATACGTCCAACGCGCCCTGGCTGAGCGCGCCCGCCAGACCGCCCCCGACCGTGACGCCCTCCTCGGCGAACAGATCGTCGTCATCGAAACCGTGCTGGACGGACTGCTCCCCAAGGCTGCGGCTGGGGACGCGCGCGCCGCCGAGATCGTCCTGCGCGCCATGGACCGGCACGCCCGGCTGTTCGGCCTCGACGCCCCCGTCCGGATCAAGGCCGAGCTAACCGACGAGCGGATCGCCCGCGTGCAGCAGTTGGCCGAGCAGATCGCCGAGGTCAGCCAGTGACGCCCGAGCAGCTGGCCGAGCTGGAGACCCTCAGCGCGGAGGAGCTGGAGCTGTTGGAGCGAGAGTTGGCGGCCCGGCTTTGGCAGGCCCGGTGGGACCGCTGGAAGCCGTACCCGTGGCAGATCCCGCCGGGCGAGGTAGAGACCCACGGCATGTGGCTGCAGCTCGGCGGCCGCGGCACCGGCAAAACCGACGGATGCGCCAGGTTCATGGTCTCGCACGTCAACGGACCGCCGTGCGACGACCGGATCCCCGGCGGGCACCGCATGTCGATCATCGCCCCGACGCAGGGCGACGCCGTGGAGTCGGCCGTCAACGGCCCGTCAGGGCTGCGCGCGCACGACCCGAGGGTGGTGCTGCGGACCACGGTCGGCGGCACCTACGCCCGCTGGCCGTCTGGAGCCGAAGCGAAGGTGTTCGGGGCGCATACCCCGGACGACGTCGAGCGGCTCCGTTCCGGCGGTAACCGGTGCCTGGTGTGGCTGGAGGAGGCCGCCGCCATGCGCTACCTCGGCCCGGCCCTCGCCCACTCCGCGATGGGCCTGCGCATCGGCCCCCGGCCGCACTACATCGCGTCCACCACACCCAAGCCCCGCAAGGAGATCGTCGAACTCCTCGCCCGGCCCGACGTCATCACCACCCGCGGCCGCACCCGCGACGCCCACCACCTGCCTCAGATGATGCGCGACAAGCTCGTCGCCCAGTACGCCGGCACCCGCCTGGAGCGCCAAGAACTGGACGGCGAAGTGCTGCAGGACGTGGACGGCGCACTCTGGTCGTGGCCCCTGCTGGACCGGCTACGGGTCGGCGCCCCGATGCCGATGTCCCGGATCGTCGTCGCCATCGACCCCGCGGTGTCCAACACCGCCGAGTCGGACGAGACCGGCATCGTCGTGGTCGGGCTCGCGGCCGAGCTGATGCCCGACAAGCTCGGCCAGCTGCAGCGGCACGCGTACGTCCTCGACGACCTGTCCGGGAAGTACCACCCGCACGAATGGGCCGCCGTCGCGCTGGAGGCCTACGACAAGTGGGGCGCCGACCGGATCATCGGCGAGGTCAACAACGGCGGCGACCTGATCCGCCACACCCTGCACAGCGTCCGCCCGGGCGCCCCGTTCGCCGCCGTCACCGCCTCCCGCGGCAAGCAGCGCCGGGCCGAGCCGATCGCCGCCCTGTACGAGCAGCACCGAATCCACCACGTCGGGTCGTTCCCCGAGCTGGAGGACGAGATGACCAGCTGGGTCCCGGGCGAGCCCGGCAGCCCGGACCGCATGGACGCCCTGGTCTGGGCAGCCACCCACCTCATGGTCAAGGCCCGCGGCTCCTTTGCCGCGGTCGCGTAAGGAGCGCACGTTGGGACGGATCAGGAACGCCTACGCCGCGCTCCGAGGCCACGGGCCGGCCGAGCTGCAGCGGCGGGACTCGCTGCTCGGCGGCGGGGTGTCGGTGACGACGTTCCCGTCCGGTGCGGGCGGCTGGAACGCGTGGTCGGCGGACTCGGTGTTCGGCAACGGCGCGAAGGGCTGGTCGAACTCCGCCGTGGCGTACCGGTGCATCAGCATGCTGGCCAACAACGCCGCCAGCGTGGACCTGGTCGTACGCGGCCCGGACGGCGAGTTGGACGAGCTGCACCCGTTGTCACAGCTCTGGAACGTCATGCCGAACAGGGCCATGCCCGCCCAGGTGCTCAAGGCCCTCTCGATGACCCGGCTGCAGCTCGACGGGCAGTGCCACCTCTGGCTGAACTACAACGGCCGCACCCCGGCCGGAGTCCCGGACGAGATCTGGTACGTCTACGACCGCGTCACCACAATCGTCGCCACCCGCGCCGCCGACGCCGTCCCGCAGGCCCAGATCATCGGCTACGTCATCGAGCGCACCGACGGCGTCCGCGTGCCGGTACTCGCCGACGAAATGCTCTGGCTCCGCTTCTCGGACCCATACGACCCGCTCGCAGTGATGGCCCCATGGAAGGCGGCCCGGGCCGCGGTCGACGCCGACTTCTACGCCGCGACCTGGCAGCGCCAGAGCTTCAAGAACGGCGCCCGGCCGGGCGGCGTGGTCAACCTCGGCGACATGGACGAGCAGACGTTCACCAAGACCGTGGCCGCGTTCCGGTCCCAGGTCGAGGGCGTGCAGAATGCCGGCCGCCACCTCCTGATCGCCGGGCAGGGCAGCGACGGCGGCGCCGCGGGGAAGGGCGCCACGTTCACCAGCCTCAGCATGAGCCCGGCGGAGATGGACTACATCAACTCCCGGATGCACTCGGCCGAGGAGGTGATGCTGGCGTTCGGCATCCGGAAGGACGCGCTCCTCGGCGGCAGCACCTATGAGAACCAGGCCGAGGCCAAAGCGGCGGTCTGGACCGAGACCCTGATCCCGCAGATGGAGGTCATGGCCTCCATCACCGACCTGCAGCTGCTGCCCGACATCGGGTGGACGGTCGAATGGGACTTCAACTCGGTTCCGGCGCTGCAGGAGGATCTGGAGGCCCAGGCTGGCCGCAATCAGGGTTACCTGGTCAACGACGTGCTCATGGTGGACGAGGTTCGGGCGACCATCGGTCTGGACCCGCTGCCGGGCGGTATCGGGCAGATGACCCTGACTCCCTACCGTGCCCAGTTCGCCCCGGCGCCGGCGCCCGCACCGGCCGTCGAGGAGGGGGCCGCGCGCATGCTCGCGCTGCTGGAGCGGGTCGCCGCCGACCGGCCGCTGCCCGAACTCCCCGTCCGGGCGACCACCGTGCTGCACCACGATCCGGGACCCGATCCGCAGCAGACCCTGTACGAGCGGCTGGAGGCCCTGCTGCAGCCGCTGCTGGTGGAGCTTGGCCGACGCCAGGCCGCGGTGACTCTGCGGGAGTTCGACTTGCTGATGCGTGGCGAGCGCGCCGCCGCTCTGTGGCTGGCGGATGTCCGGGCCGTGGCCAGTGAGGCGTACGAGCGGGGGGCTCTGCTCGCGCCACCGGACGCCGAGGAGGTACCACCGGCCCGGCTGACCCGGCTTGATCTCGCGCCGGAGGAGTTGGCCGTGCGGATCAACGTCAAGCGGATCTTCAACGCCCGGAAGTGGGTCGCCCGGACCAAGGACACCTTGCGCGGCTGGTACGAGACCGCGTGGCGGACCGGCGGCGACCACGTTGCGGCTCAGCTCGGCGACGGGTTCGACATGGACGAGCAGGTGTTGGACGAGCTGGACAAGCGGCTCGACGTCCTCGCCGGGCAGATCAACGCGACCACCGAGGCCGCGCTGCGGGCCCAACTCCTGCACCACGGCGTCCAGCAGGGCGAGAGCGTGGACGAGCTGCGGGCCCGCCTGCAGAAGGTGTTCACCGACCTGACCGACTGGCGCGCGCAGATGATCGCCCGCACCGAGACCGTCGGCGCGTTCAACGCTGCGGGGCTCATCGCTGCCGAGCGCTCGGGTGCCACCTCGAAGACCTGGCTCGCCACCCTCGACAGCAGGACCCGGGCCTCCCACCGGCTGGAGAACGGCAAGACCGTGCCACTCGGCGACGCCTTCGATGCCGTGCAGTCCCGGTGGCCCGGCGACCCGGCCGCCCCCGCATCCCAGTCGATCAACTGCCGCTGCACCCTCACCTACTCGAAGGAGAAGTAGATGACGACCACGGCCGAGCTGGCCCCATACGAGAGGGCCTGTGTGCTGCAGGCCGCTGACGCCCGTCAGATGCAGGGCGTCACCGTCCCGATCGGCGTCCCCGCGCACGAGGTCCGCCGCGGCCCGATGGACGGCACCCGAGGTGCCGTCGATGTCAGCCTCGGACTGCCACAGCACCTGGTGTTCGCCAAGGGCGACATCACGTACGAGTTCGACGGCTACGACGCGGACCGAGTGGCTGTGTACCGCTACGCGCCCGCCAAGTCGCCGTTGCACGACCGGATTATGGCCGGAGTCCAGCAGGCCTACTGGGAGGCCGCACAAGCCAGGAAGAACGAGGGCACCCGATGAACCGCCGCGCCGTTCCCGGAACGGGCGTGCAGTACCGCACGGTCCCGCTCGAGCAGCTCAACATCCGCGCCGCCGAGGGCGACGAGGGCACGTTCGAGGGCGTCGCCTGCCGCTACAACACCGTCGACTCGTACGGCACCGTGTTCAAGCCGGGCGTCTTCCGCAAGGGCGGCCTGGACGCCGGGACGTACGCCCTGCTCGACATGCACAACGCGGGCAAGCCCATCGGCACGTTCACCGCCAGGGAGAAGGGTGATCACCTGTTCATCCAGGGCCGCTACGACGACACCCAGGCCGGCCGCGATGCCCGCGCCCGCGCCCTCTCCGGCAGCGCACCCGAGCTGTCCGTCGGGTTCATCCGCACCGACATGCCCGCCACCTGGGAGGAGTACGACGCCCTCACCGACAAACAGAAGCGGGACCTGGAGACCAACATCCGCAGCGCACGGCTGGTCGAGGTCTCCCAGATCACCGCCCGCATGGCCGCCGTCCCCGGCTCCGCACTGACCGGCGTGCGCACCGCCGCCCACATCCGCGCCGCCGATACAGACGCGGACCCCAGCGCGCTCGTGGCGTCCCTCGACGGCATCCTCGACCAGGCCGTCCAGCTGGCCGGTGAGTACCCGCGTGAGGGCCTGCCCGAGGAAGTCGCCCAGGCCCTCGATCTGCTGGTGGCTGCTGAGGCGGTGGTCGATCAGGTGATGGACGTCATGGGCATCTACGACCCCGACGACCAGGACGACACCGACGGCGGCGAGGAGCCGCCGCCGACCGAGGGCGCCGCATCGGCCGCCCTGGAACTGGAGCGCGCGCGGGCCGCGGCTGCCCTGCTGCTGGCCGGACTGACGCCCGTCAACGGCCGGTAGCACATGTAGCCACGCTGCCCCTGATCAGCGCGTGGCTACGGTGACACCGCGCTCGCAGGCCGGGGTCCGGTGCGGGTGTAGAGGCGGGTGTTGCCGTCCAGAGTCCCGATCCACTCGGGTGCCTGGACGGCGCCCCGCACTCCGAAGGAGGCTCCTATGCCCCCGACGCCCACCCTGGAAGAGCAGCGGGCCGCGCTGCTGGCCCGCCTGGACGACACCTCCCTGACGACCGAGCAGGTACAGGAGATCGTCGCCGAGGCCCGTGGCCTCGCCGACGCCCTCCAGGCCGAGTCCGACCGGGCCGCCGCCCGTGCCGCGCTCCTGCGCACCGCCCCGCCCGCCCCGAAGGGCCCGGCCGACGGTGGTACCCCGCTCACCCCGGCCGAGGCCGGCACGTTCCGCAGCCTCGCCCAGCGCTTCGCCGACTCCGATGGCCTGCGCGAGTACCGCGCCCGGGACAAGCGCGGGCAGTTCCAGGTCGAGATGCGCGACATCGACCCGAACCGGCTGCTGTCCCGCGACGCGCCGGCCGGGACCATCACCAACCCGAACGTCCCGCACCTGCCGCAGCTGGTGCCCGGCATCGTCCCCACCACGCCGGACCTGCCGCTGCTGGTCGCCGACCTCCTCGACCAGCAGAACGCCGACTACAACGTCCTGGAGTACATCCGGGACACCTCCGGTACGGCCGGGGCGGGCAGCACCTGGAACAAGGCGGCGGTCGTCCCGGAGGGCACGGCCAAGCCGCAGAGCACGCTGTCGTTCGACACGATCACGACCACGCTGAAGACGGTCGCCCACTGGCTCCCGATCACCCGGCAGGCCGCGGACGACAACAGCCAGCTCATGGGCTACATCCAGGGCCGGCTGACCTACGGCCTGCGGTTCCTGCGCGACCGGCAGCTGCTCAACGGCAACGGCTCCACAGAGATGCAGGGCATCCTCACCACCCCCGGCATCGGCACCTACCAGCAGCCCAAGCCCACCGCGCCGGCCACCGACGAACCGCCGCTCGTGGACATCCGCCGGGCGAAGACCGTGGCGGAGATCGCCGGGTTCCCGCCGGACGGTGTGGTCGTGCACCCGCAGGACTGGGAGTCGATCGAGCTGGACCAGGCTCCCGGTAGCGGCGTGTTTCGGGTGATCGCCAACGTGCAGGGCGAGGCCACCCCGCGCATCTGGGGTCTCAACGTCGTCAGCACTGTCGCGATCGCCCAGGGCACCGCGCTGGTCGGCGGGTTCCGCCAGGGCGCCACCCTGTGGAGCCGCCAGGGCATCACCGTGCTGATGACTGACAGCCACGCGGACTTCTTCACCGCCAACACGCTCGTCATCCTCGCCGAGTTCCGCGCGAACCTCGCGGTGTACCAGCCCAAGGCCTTCGTCAGGGTCACGTTCGCCGCCGCCACCACCTGATGAGCCGGGCCGGGGGGGCTGCAGTCAGCCGGTCAGGCGCTGGCACCCCCACCACCAGAAAGGAGACCGCCCGTGGCCGCCAAGACCCCCGCTGACGCCCCGCCGACGCCCGTCACCGACGGCATCATCGGCATGGCCGGCGCCGTCCCCTCCACCGTCCGCCCCCAGCAGTACACCTCCCGCGTCGGCTGGGAGATCGGCGACGTCGCCCCGGCGGACACCTACCAGCGCCTCGACACGGTCGGCGTCCCGTACGGGGACATCACCCACACCCACCCCAGCGGGCACGCCCAGCAGATCACCACCGCCGGGTGCGTCATCACCACATGGGCCCGACAGGCCCTGACCGACGGCGAGTTCGAGCCCACGGTCGAGGACTGACGTGTACTGCACGGTGGAGCAGGCGAGGGCACAGGGCGCGACCGGCACGGACGCCGAGGTCACGGCCTGGATCCTGGCTGCCCAGGACGCCGTGGACCGGTTCACCCAGCAGTGGTGGGAGCCACGTACGGCGGACGTCGTGGCGGACCTGCCGCAGGACGGCTTGGTGCTGCTGCCGCGCCGGGTCCGGTCGGTGAGCACCATCGTGCCGTACCCGCTGCCCGTCGTGGCCCCGGAGATCCAGCTCGCCCCCACCGCGTTCGTGGTTCGCTCCTCGGCGGTGACGGGCGACATCGACGCCGTGCAGATCGGCTTCGGCGGATACGACGTCCTCGTCGCCGGCGCCGAGCCGTGGAACGGCGGGTGGTGGGGCCTGATGCGCTACTACAACGCCCAGCAGGTCAAGGTGTCTGGCTCGTTCGGCTGGGATGTTCCGCCGCCGATCGTCGCTCAGGCCACCGCGCTGGTCGCCGCGGCTCTGCAGGCCAAGGCCAGCCCGGGCGGCGACCCCATGAACCAGGGCGGCCTGGACGTGGACGACGAGGGCAACAACGTCCACGTCGGCCCGGCTGAGAACGAGGACGGCACCTACCGCGTCGGGTTCCGACCGTCCACCGGGTCGGCGCAGGCCGACGTGATGCTCGTCCCCTACCTCAACGCCCGTCCCGCCGTGGCAGGTCTGTGATGGCCGGCCTCAACTACCGCGTAAACAGCACCGAGTTCCAGGGAGCCCTGCGGGCCGCGCTGGACCGGCTGACCGGCGCTGCCCGCGAGGCCACCGAGGCCGCGGCCAACGACATGGTCAACATGGCCAAGGGCCTGTGCCCGGTCGACACCGGGCGCCTGCGTTCCAGCATTCAAGCCGTTCCGTCCGGCGGCCGGTTCAGCTTCAGCGTGACGATCGGCACGAACGTGACCTACGCGGCCGACGTCGAGTACGGCACGGCGCCGCACGTCATCGTGCCCAAGGACAAGAAAGCGCTGTACTGGCCGGGCGCCGCGCACCCGGTCGCGAAGGTCAACCACCCGGGCACTCGGGCCCAGCCGTTCATGCGCCCGGCCATCGCCGCCGCGTCCACCTTTTTGCGGAACCACGCGAAGGGGATCCGCTGATGGCCGCCACCACGGCTGGGGCGTTCCGCTCGTACCTCGCCCCGCTGCTGCCCGGCGTGCCGGTGTTCCGCGACGGCCCCCGCCCGGGGCAGGCCCTGCCGTACGTCGTCGTGCAGGAGGGCACCAACTACCTGCCGCACCCCACGGCGAACGGCGACTACGGCGACCCCGCCCGGCAGATCACCGTCCAGGAAATGGTGCAGGTCGACGTCGTCCAGCAGGCCCGCCAGCAGGCCAAGGGCACCGCGCCGGACGCCGAGAACTACCAGCTCGCCGAGCGGGTGATGTGGCTGTGCTCCCAACCCCTCGTACCCGGGCCCGGCAGCAGCCAGATCAACGCCGTGCAGTTCACGGCCGCGCACCGCGAGCCGATCACCGACAACGTCGTCCGCCACGTGATCACCGTCATGGTCACCCGCACCCTGCAGAAGGGGAGTTGATGAGCACCCCGACCGATCCCACCGACCCGGGCACCGGCACGCCCACCGACCCGCCACCGACCGGCCCCGTCTCCGAGCCCACCCCCGACGGCCAGACCTGGTACCCGCAGGCCCTGGTCGAGCAGCAGGGCTGGTGGCACCCGGGCGACCCCGCGTACATGGACTCGACGTGGCCCGCCTGGCAGCTGCCCGCCTGGTACGACGGCCGCACCGGAGCCGTCGCCATCCCCGGCACCCAGGGCATGCCCGGCACCTCCCAGTACGTGTGGGGCGGCTGGCTGCCGTGGCAGGCCGGGTCAGAGCGCTACGACGCCGCGACCCAGTGGCCCGCCGCCGTGCAGCGCACGATCCACGACATGCAGGCCGCCCTCGGCCTCCTGCCGCCCGCGCCCCCGGCTCCGGCCGACCCCCCGCAGCAGCCGACCGATTCGGGCCCGGCGACACCTCCGATCACCCCGCCGACCCTCGGCCAGCAGCCGGCCGAGACCGACCCCGAAGGGAGCATCTGATGCCCGGCCTGTCCCACGTCACGAAGATGTTCAGCATCGTCGACTGCAAGATCACCGCCCTGACCGCCGACCCAGTCGGCGGTACCCCGGTGTACGCCTCCAGCTCGGTGGACGTGCCCGGCATCAAGTCGCTGGCGATCAGCGGCAACATGCAGTCCAAGACCCTGCGCGGCGACAACACCCTGCTCGACACCTCGGCGTACATCGACGGTGTGACCGGTGCCGCCGAGCACGCCCTGCTGTCCCTCGACGCGCTCGCCGTGATGCTCGGCGGGACCGTCACCGACTCCGGCACCACCCCCGCGCAGAAGTCGGTGTGGGACCTGACCAACCTCTCGGCGCCGAGCTACTTCAAGATCGAGGGCGTCACCCCGCCGAACGGATCGTCGCTCATCGGCGGGGACGTCCACGTCGTCCTGCACAAGGTGCAGCTGTCGAAGTTCCCCGAGTTGGGGTTCGCCGGTGACGACTACCGGATCCCGAAGTTCGAGGTGTCCGCGGTGCCGCTCGCGAGCAACGGCAAGTGGCTGTCGATCACCTTCAACGAGACCGCCGTCGCCATCCCGTAGCCGGTCCGTCTCAGCTCAGCCAGTCCATCACCCAGGGGAGTCCACATGTCCGACCTCACACCGGCGCAGGCCCTCGGCCAGCCCATCGACATCACGCTCGCCGACGGCAGCACGGCCGGGCTGCGGTACTCGTTCCGCAGCCTGGCCCTGCTCGAACAGCGATTCGGGTCCGTCACCGGCATCCAGAACGCCATCGACCAGAGCGGCGACGGCGCCGCGTTCGGCCCGCTCATGGACTTGATCGGCGCCGGACTCGTCGGCAAGCAGGGCGGGTTTACGGCGCTCGTCCGCCACCGGGTCGACGCCGCCGGCGCGCGCACCGTCGAGGAAATCGTCTACAAGCGCTCCTCGGACGGCCAGGAGCTGGGCGACCTCCTCGCGCCGCAGTTCATCAACGAGTACGCCGACGCAATGCAGACCTCCCTGATCGGGGCGTTCGGCACTGGCAGCTCGGGAAACGACGGAGCCCCGGTGACGACCGCATCGCCTGGGCTGACCTGATCTACCTGGGCACCGTCCCCCTCCGCCGCACCACGGCCGAGTTCTGGGACATGTCGCCCGCCTTGCTGCACGCCCTGATCGACCGGCACCGCATCGCCACCGGCGCCGCCGACCAGGACAACGAACCCGACGACGACCCGGGCATGTTCGCCAGCCGAGAGGGCCTGATCGCCCTCTCCCAGATGCCGATTGGAGGCTGACCCCAGATGGCCGGAGAGCGCATCGACCTGCCGCGACTGGTCACCAGCCTGGACATCGACCTGTCCGGCATCGCCGGGGCAGAGGCGGAGGCGACCCGCGAGGGGACCGCCGTTGGGAACCGGCTCGGCGCCTCAATGGGCGACGCCACCCGGGCCCGGCTGCAGGCCGCGTTCCGGACGATCCCTGCCATCGACCTGCACGCGGACGCCTCCGACGCCCAGCGCGAGGTGCAGGAACTGCGCGCGCGGATGGTCGAGATCTGGCAACGGCCCGTCGACGTCGAGGTGGACACCACCGAGGCCCGGGCGGAGATTGAGGAGATCGAGGCCGCGTTCCGCAGGCTCGCCGCCGAGCGTCCGAACATCGGCTTCGACCTCGACACCGGGCGGATCCTCGCCGAGCTGGAGAGCGTGGCCGGGGCGGTCCGACACATCGACGAGATGCGCGCGGGGATCGAGGTCGATGTCGACGCCGGCCGGGCCGTGGCCGAGCTGGAGGCCGTGCACGAGGTCGCCGAGCACGTTGGGGACAGCGACGGACCCGACCGGGCAGGGCGTGGTCTGGAACGGCTGGCTTCTTCAGCGGGCGGGGCGGTCCGGCCGTTGGCGTCGATCGCATCGACGGGGGCGACGGTCGGCGCGGTTCTCGGCTCCGCCGTCCCGGTGGTGGCCGGGCTGTCGGCCGCCCTGGTGGCGATGGCTCCGGCCGCCGGGATCGCGGCTACTGCCCTGCTGTCGGTGGGGTCGGCGGTCGGCGCCATGAAGATCGGCACCAGCGGGATCGGTGCGGCGGTGCAGGCCGCGTGGGCGCCCGCGACGGGCGGCGCTGCGGCGGCGGCCGGGGCTGCCCAGCAGGCTGCGAAGGCCCAGCGTGCGGTGCAGGATGCGATGCAGCAGGCTGCGGACGCCAACGAGCAGGCCGCGCGCCGGGTGCAGGACGCTCAGCGGGCGGTGGGCGACGCAACCAAGGCGGCTGCGGACGCCCAGGTGCAGGCGGCCCGGTCGGTGGCACAGGCGGAACGGAACCTCGCCGACGCCCAGAAGGCGAGTCTTGCCGCTCAGCAGGCCCTGACCGACGCGCGGAAGCAGGCCAGCCAGGATCTCGAGGACCTGAACAACCGGCTCACGGATGCCGGCCTTGACCAGCGCGAGAACACCCTGCGCGTACAGGAAGCGCAGGAGACCCTCGCCAAGACGCTGGCCGACCCGACGGCGAGCGAGCGGCAGAAGCAAGCCGCCCAACTCGCGTACGAGCAGGCGGTGCAGCGGCTGCGCGAGCAGGGTGTGGCGTACCAGCGGCTGCAGGCGCAGGTCGAGGCGGCGAACGTCGCTGGGGTCGAGGGTTCCGCCAAGGTGGTGTCTGCGCAGGCCAAGGTCGCGGACGCGGCCCGGACGGTGGGCGACAAGACGCAGGCTGTCGCGGACGCCCAGGTGCAGGCCGCTGACCGGATCGCCGCCGCTGACCGTGAACTCGCCGACCGTAAGCGGGCTCTGGCGGACGTCGAGGTCGAGCAGGCCAAGACCGCGGAGAAGGGTCTGCGACAGATCGCCGACGCGCAGGAGGCCCTCTCCCAGAAGGCCGGCGGCGCGGCCGGCGGAGTCGACAAGCTCGCCGAGGCGCTCGGGCACCTGGCGCCCGCGGCGCGTGCGTTCGTCGAGGAGCTGATCTCCCTCAAGCCCCAGTTGGACGGGCTGCGGCTGGACGTGCAGCAGTCCCTGTTCCTTGGTCTCGCGGACACCCTGCGCGGCACCGCCGAGCAGGTGCTGCCGGTGCTGCGGGACAAGCTGGCCGTGGCCGCGTCGGCCCTGAACTTGATGGCCAAGGGGGCGTTGGACACGGCCGGGACGATGGCCCGAACCGGGGTGCTGGGGCAGGCGCTCGACTCGGCGACCCGCGGTCTGTACGACATGCGCGAGGTCCCGGCCACGATCGTGCAGGGCCTGGTCCAGGTCGGTGCCGCCGCGGGCCCCAGCTTTGAGCGGCTGTCGTCGGCCGGCGGTGCCGTGCTGGACCGGCTGAAGCAGCGCATGGACGCCTCGTTCGCGTCGGGCGGGATGCAGCAGGCAATCGAGCAGGCCGTCACCCTGATCGGGCAGATGGGCCACGTTTTGGGCAACGTCGGCAGCATTGTCGCCTCCGTGTTCGGGTCTGCCCAGACGAGCGGCGCCGGGTTCGTCTCGACCCTGGAGAAGGTCAGTGCGGCGGCCGCGGCTGCGTTCTCCACCCCGGCCGTGCAGGAGGGGCTCCGGGCCCTGTTCGAGACTATGTCCCAGGTGGCCAGCACTGCGGCTCCCTTGCTCGGTCAGGCCCTTCAGATCATCGGCCCGGTGATCGCCGCTTTGGCGCCCGGTGTGCAGGCTCTGGTCGCCGCGCTGGGTCCGGCCCTGTCTACCGTGCTGGCCGCGCTCGGGCCTGTGCTGCAGTCAGCCGGTCAGGCGCTGGCTCAGCTGGCGATCGCGGCCGCCCCGCTGCTGCCGGTGGTCGGGCAGCTGGTGGCGGCCTTGCTGCCGGTGCTGGCGCCGCTGCTGGCTGGGGTCTCGACCATCTGTCAGCAGCTGGCCCCGGTGATTGGCGCCGTGGCCGTGGTGCTCGGCAACACCCTGTCGCCCATTTTGGGCGTTTTGCCTGATCTGATCCAGCCGTTCGTCCTGCTGGTGACGACCCTGACCGCCACCCTGCTGCCGATCCTGGCCCAGCTGATCGAGCAGCTGCCGCTGCCGCTGCTGGCCCAGTGCTTTGTGCAGATCGTCACCGCTCTCGCCCCGCTGCTGGTCCAACTGGCCACCCTGGCTGGCCAGCTGCTGAACGCGCTGATGCCGATCCTGCTGCCGATCATCAACCTGGTCGTCCGACTCGCAGCGGTCTTCGCATCGGACCTGGGCCACGCGATCACCGGCATCATCGTGCCCGCCGTCCGGCTGATCTCCTCGCTGTTGAGCGGGGACCTGTCCGGCGCGGCCGAGGCCGGAAAGCAGGTCCTGAAGGGCATGGCGTCGGCCGTCGTGGCGGTGTTCTGGGACCTACCGAAGCACCTGGGCGACGCGTTCGCCAACCTGGCGAACTCCCTGCTCGACGTCGGGAAGAAGATCATCAGCTCCCTGATCGACGGCATCAAATCCGGGTTCAACAAGGTCAAGGACACGTTGTCCAGCCTGACGGACCTCCTGCCCGACTGGAAGGGCCCCGCCGAGCGCGACCAGCAGATCTTGACCCCGGCCGGCCAGCTCATCATCGACGGCCTGATGGCCGGCATCGGCGCCCGCGTGCCCCGCCTGCGGGACCAGCTCCAGGGCATCACCGCTGAGATCGCGGGCGCACTGACCGGTGACAGCCTCGCACTGGCTGGCTCCCCGGGCGCACTGACCGGCGCATACGCGGGAGGCGCCCGCCCGGTCATGCAGCAGAACACCATCAACATGTACGGCTCGAACGTGTCGGCCCAGGACGTCAGCCGTGAGCTGTCCTGGCAGGCCGGACTGGGGGTGCGGTAGTGGCCGCGATCGGACGCGTCGTGTGGAACGGCCTCACCATGGGCCCAGGCACCGCCTACGCCATCTCGGACCTACCCGACCTGGACGACATGCCCGACGTCCGGGCGTACGACGTCGACCGCACCGGCGCCCACGGCACCTGGACCGGCCCGGACTACGTCGGCGCGCGGGTCATCACCATGGGCATCACCCTGCGGGGCGCCGACGCCGACGATCTCGGCCGACTGACGATCGCGCTGAAGCAGGCGTTCCAGCCCGCCCCGGCGCCGCAGCAGCTGCAGTTCCTCGACCGTGGGCTGATGGTCTGGGCGAAGGTGCGCCGGAGGAGGGTGCCGTACGAGGCCGGCGCGCTGCTGCGGACCACGGCGGCGCAGGTCCAGTTCTACTGCGCCGACCCCCGGGTCTACTCCCTCGCCCAGTACACCGGCGGCCCCGTCCCGGCGTACGCCCCCGCCTCCGGCCGCTCCTACCCGCGCGCCTACCCGTGGTTGTACGGCACGGGCGGCTCGGGCGGCTCGGTGACGTGCGTCAACAACGGTGGCTCGGAGACGTACCCGGTCCTGCGGATCGACGGCCCGTGCGTGCGCCCGTCGGTGCAGCTGTCCGAGACCGGCGCGGTACTCCAGCTGAACAATATTTTGAACCCGGGCGAGTTCGTGCTGATCAACACGGCGAACCGGGCCGTCCTCGCGGGAGGCCAGACCCCGCGCCGGGATTGGGTGATCGCCGGGTCGGACTGGCCGATCATGCCGCCCGGCGCCTCGACGTTCGTCTACCGCTCTGATCCGTACGGCGACGGAACCGTCCCCACCTACCTGACCGTGACCTGGCGCGACGCCACCCTGTAAGGAGACCACCGATGGCAATCATCACTCCGCCGGCCTGGCTCCAGGCTGGCACCTACGCTGCCCGTACGGACCGCCTGTCGGTCATCACCGGGCTGCTCGGCTACCACGGGTCCAGCGCGGACGAGGGATCCCTGCGGACCCGCGGTGGCGTCCGCCCGTCCTATCAGCAGCAGCAGCTGGCCGTGTCCGCCCAGGCGACGCCCAACATGACGGTGCAGGTCAGCGCGGGCATCGCGTACGTCCAGAACAAGGACCTCGCGAACTACGGCGCGTACACCGTGGTGAACGACGCCACGGTGAACCTCACCATCGCCGCCTCGTCCGGCAGCCAGTACCGCAAGGACAGCGTGTGCGTGCAGGTGCTGGACGCCGAGACCCTGGGGACCGTCAACTCTGCCTCGCTGCTGGTGGTGCAGGGCCCGTACGCGGCCTCGGCCGGCGCCACGACCCGCGGCACGATCCCGCCGAACTCGGTAGTCCTCGCGGACATCGCGGTCGATGCCGGAGTCGCCAGCATCACCAGCGCCAAGATCACCGATGCCCGGCAGTTCCAGGTCGCCTCCGGCGGTGTGCTGCCCGTCGTCTCCACCGCGGTGCCGGACCACCCGGCGCCCGGGCAGGTGATGTACCTGACCGACACCAGCGTCCTGCGGTACGGGAAGTCGGACGGCTCCACCCGGCAGATCATGACGGACGAGCAGCTCAACCCGGGCGCCTGGACGCCGTTCACGCCGACCTGGTCCAGCCTCGGCGGCACACAGCCCAGCCTCGGCAACGGAACCCTCACCTCACGCTGGTGCCGTGTCGGCTTCACGATCCACTGGGCCGGCAAGCTGGTCATCGGCTCCACCACGGGCGGCGGCTCTGGCCTGTGGTTCATGAGCCTGCCCGTCCCGCAGGTGGCGGATGGCATCACCCGCCTCGGCCCCATGAACTATGTGGCCGCGGGCAACAACTACATCGGTGAGATCAGCGCCAACCCGGCCGACTCGAACAGGGCCACGTTCGTCGTCAAAGACAACAACGGGGCGGCCACGGCCGGGAACGTGTCCGCGTCGTCCCCGCTCGCCATGGCCAGCGGCTACACGCTGTTGTGGAACCTCACCTACGAGGCCGCCAGCTGATGACCACTCCCGCTATCGCCCCTGTCCACCAGTACACCTACCTGTTCTGCGATCTGGTGACGGACCGGGTGCTCGCTGAGCTGCCCGTCATCGGCGCCGAGTACTCGACCGAGCTGAACGGGATCGGGACGTTCCGAGGCACCGTCCCACTGTCGGACGAGGTCGCCCAGCTCGGGCCGATGGACGCCACCATCCCGCGCCGCACCGCGCTGTACATCGACCGCGACGGCGTGATCGTGTGGGCCGGGATCATCTGGACCAGACGCCCTCTGACCTCGGCGAACGGCATCATCTGGGGCATGGAGCTGCAGGGCTCGGAGTTCGCGTCGTACTGGCAGAAGCGGTACGTCAACAAGATCCTGTCGACGGACTACAACCTGCTCGTTGCCAACATCGCGGACACCCGGTACGTCCCGGACGGGCAGCGCATGTACGACGACCAGGCGTGGATCGTCTGGTCGCTGCTGCGGTACGCCGAGGCCGACCCGTCCGGGGCGGGCACAATCCACGTCGACACCAACCCGCTGGTCAACCCCACCGGGGTCACCCGCACCCGCACGTACGACCCGTCGCAGCAGCGGACTGACATTCTCACTCTGATCAGCCAGCTGGCAGCGGTCGACGGCGGGTTCGACTGGGGCATCCAGGCCGGGTGGAACCCGGACGGCAGCCGGTATCGGCGGTGGGCGGTGTGGTCGCCGCGGCGCGGCCGGCCTGCTTCTGCCACTGGGTTTCTGTGGCAGTACGGGCCGGGCGGCAACATCGTCACCCCGGACTGGCCGGAGGACGGGATGCAGTACGCCAACAGGTGCTGGGCCCGCGGGTCCGGCGCGGGGCAGGACGTGGTGACCGGCGTCGCCGAGGCGCCGGATCAGTGGGCCGCGGGGTACCCGCTGATGGAGTCGGTGGAGACGTTCGACGGGGTGACCCAGCTGAACACGATCCAGGCCCACGCGCAGGCCTCGCTGACCGCCCGGACGCAGGCCACCACGGCGCCGACGTTCACGGTCGACGCGGACGCCGATCCGGTGCTCGGCTCGTACACCGTGGGCGACAGCGCGGTGTTCGCGATCGACCCGGGGGCGTACTACCCGGCCGGTCTGGTGCGGGAGCTGAGGATCCTCAGCATCAAGGTGAGCGTGACCGGCGGCCCCGAAAAGGTCGCCCTGACCTGCGGAGCGTGAGATGCCCGAGTACCTGCGGCAGCAGACCCTGGAAGACCGGGTGGCCGAGCTGGAGCGGCGCATTGCCGAGCTGACCCGCACCAACCAGATTGGCACGACGACGCTCACCAACGGGACGTTGGTGATTCGGCAGGGCGGCCGGATCCGGGTGATGTCTGCCCAGGACCCGACACGCACCGTCGCGGTTCTCGGCGATATCGGCATGCCCGACTCCAACGGCACCCCGCAGATGGGCATGCAGCTCCGCCGGGACACGCCCGGGAACGAGCTGATGTTCGCCCAGCAGGACGCCACCGCCTGGAGCCACCCCGGGTTCGGGTCGCAGGGCCTGGCCATCTACGACCGAGCCGGGAACTTCGTCATCAGCGCGGACACGAACAGCGGCAAGGGGGTCTCGTACCCCTGGAGGCCGGTCGGATTCGGCGCGAACGGGTTCTTCGCAGCCCCGCGCACGTCCAGCACCACCTGGCAAGACCTCCTCGTCGCCCAGGTCCCTTGCGACAGCCCCCGACTCAACATGACCGTGGGCCTGGTCGGCGACCAGGTCGGTGGTGTCAACACCGGCGGCGACTATCGGATTTACGTCTCGCAGTCGACCACCGTGGCTTCCGGGCAGATCCCACCCACGCTGACCTACATCTACCCGCAGGTGACGATCGATCTGACGCCTTGGTACACGCCGGGGAACTGGGTGCGGGTCGCGGTGCAGGTGCAGCGTACGAGCGGGGCGACGACGGGTGGTGCGGACGGTAACGGTGGCACTCTCCGGGCGGAGTTGCAGGGGGCGTATCTGCTCGGTGCGTAGGGGCGGTTGGTAGCCAGGGTGCCTCTGTGGGTGATCTCCCTACTGTCGCAAGGGTCATGGCCCTGCCGGGGCCACCTATCTGCCACGGAGGCCTCCAGTGCCCGACTTGTGGATGCCTGGTGCTGAGGTGCACGACCTCGGCGACCACGCGCCGACCGACCAGCAGTACCCGCCGAAGGCGATCGCCCACATCACCTGGGACCGTAACGCCACCGCCGCCGCGCCGCAGGACTGGGCGACGTTCGACGACCTGGTCGGCTACTTCACCGGCAGTGGTGCGGGTAGTGCCCCGCACCTGATCTGGGACCCGTTCAGCGGCCGGGTGGCCCAGCTGTTCCCTGCCGATAGCCGGTCCAAGTCGGTCGTCGACAGCCCTGGCGGGACCCGTACCAACCGGGCCGGCCGGGTGGTCATCCAGATCGAGGCGGTGTTCTTCCCCTACTGCCGCTACCAGGGCCAGGTGTACCCGCGGCTGGTCGACACCCCGTGCGCGGGCTGGGACCGGATCCACGCCTGGATCTCCTCGTGGGGCGTCCCGGACGTCTGGCCGATGGGCAGGCCGGTCGACTTCACCTCGCACCGCTCCGAGCAGGTGTGGGAGTCGCAGGGCGGCTGGTACGCCCACGCGCACGTCCCGGAAAATGATCACCAGGACCCGGGCAGCTGGCCCGACTTCGGGCAGTCCGGTGCCAACCCCCAGCCGAGCCCACCGCCCGCGCAGGACCCGACACCGGCCCGGTACCAGACCACCATCAACGGGCTGGCCTACGGCTACGGGGCCCAGGGCGACCAGGTGACCGCCGTCGGCCGCGCGCTCGTCGCCCACGGCTTCGGGAGCCACTACCAGCAGGGCCCGGGCCCGAACTGGACGGACGCGGACACCGAGAACTACGCCGACTACCAGCGGAGTCTGGGCTACACCGGGCAGGCTGCGGACGGCGTGCCCGGCTCGGACTCCCTGCGGCAGCTGCTCGGGACCCTGCCCGGCGGTCGCACGGTGTCCCTCGCGCACGTGATCGCCGCCGCGCAGGCCGACCCGCCGGCCGCACAGGGCCACCAGACCTACGGGCCCGATGTGCAGATCGTGGAGCAGGCCCTCGCGGACGAGGGGCTGCTCGATCAGCAGTGGGTGGACGGTTCGTTCGGCTCCCGCACCGTGAGCGCGTACGCCGCGTGGCAGCGCCGGTGCGGCTACTCCGGGTCCGGCGCGGACGGCATCCCCGGCAAGGCCTCCCTTGACCGCCTCGCCGCCGCCCACGGCTTCACCACCACCGACTAGGAGAACCGATCATGGCAACTGGACCTATCGAGACGAAGGTCAAGGCCGCCGCGGCCGCCACCTACCTGGGATCGACCGCCCTGCTGGAGGTACTCACCACGGTGCAGGACCAGCCCAGCTTGCTGGGGTCCCTCCCGGGGTGGCTGGCGCCGATGCTGCTCGCCCTGCTGCCGACCGCCGTCACCGGGGTCGCGGCGTACCAGGCCCGGCACACCCCGCGTGTGGACGGCGACGCGGCCCGGGCGGCTGACGTCCCGCAGATCCGGGACGGTCAGTGAGCGTCGAGACCCTGGTCGCCTGGTCGGCGGTCGGCTCTGCAGCAGCGGCTGCGCTGGCGTGGGTAGGCCGCTGGGCCCGACGTCTCACCCGCACGATGGAGACGTTCACCGAGGACTGGCAGGGAACTCCGGCACGGCCGGGTGTTCCGGCGCGCCCGGGGGTGATGGAGCGGCTGGACCGGATCGAGCACGAGCTGCATCCGAACAGCGGGTCGTCGCTGCGGGATGCAGTGAACCGGATCGAGGATGCGGTGCGGCCGCCGCAGGACTGA